CAGAAGGTCTAATCACAGTAAGTGCTTCTGCTGAAATCAACAACGGATAAAAAAATATGTCAGCAACACAACCAGCATCTACAACTGAATTGAAAGAATATGCACTTCGTAAGTTAGGAAAACCAGTTGTTGAAGTCAATCTTGCAGATGAACAGATGGATGATTTGATTGACGAAGCAATTCAGTATTTTCAAGAATATCACTTTGACGGAACAGAACGACATTTTCTTGTAGAATTAGTTGAAGCGAGCACCTTGACTTTTTCGAGTGCGTCAACAGGGACATTTGAAGAAGGTGAAACAATCACTGGTGGAACATCAAATGCAACAGCAGAGATTCATGAGGTAACTTCTTCGACTGTTCTTAAATTTAAAAAACATAAAGACGGAAATGGTATCCGTGCTGCAAATACAGTTGCAAATACTTTCGTTGCAGGAGAAACTGTAACAGGTTCAAGTTCTGGTGCAACTGGACCAGTTCATGGAACACAGGCGACAGCAGTTTCATTTGGAAATATTGACACACGAGCACTCACAGTTGATGACACAATCATTGGTATTCAGGACATTTTGCCTGTCAGTAAAGGTCTTTCATCAAACGATATGTTTTCCTTTGAATATCAGTTTCGTCTGAATGAATTGCCACACCTTGTCACAGGTGCAGGAATATCAAACTACGTGACAGGAAGACAAAATCTTTCTATGTTAAATCAAGTTTTTGGTGCATCAGAAACAAGACAGGTGCGTTTCAATCGTTTGACAGATGAACTTTATATTGACATGGATTGGGATACAGCTGTTGAAATTGGAGATGCAATCATAGCACTTGTGTTCAAGAAAATAGATGGTTCTACTTACACGGAACTCTTTAACGATATTTTTCTCAAGAAATATGTAACCTCTCTCTTCAAGAAACAATGGGGTGCAAATCTCATCAAGTATGAGGGTGTTCAGTTACCAGGCGGTGTAACTCTCAACGGAAGACAGATTTACGATGATGGTAATACTGAAGTAGAAAAACTTGAAGAAGAAATGCAAATGCGATATCAACTCCCAGACAACTTCTACGTAGGATGAGATGCCAACAAATACTTACTTTCGCAACTTTGACGCTAGGAATGAACAAGAACTTCTTCACTCCTTAGTCACTGAGTCCATACAAATTTATGGACACGATGTAAATTACATTCCAAGAACACTTGTAAATGAAGATAAAATTCTTGGTGAAGATTCCATATCGGAATATAAAGATGCTTACTCCATTGAAATGTATATCAAGTCAGTAGATGGATTTGAGGGTGAAGGTGATTTAGTATCAAAGTTTGGTTTGGAAATACGTGACCAGATTGTGTTTTCGGTTGCAAGACGAGCATTTGAAGGACTTGACATTGGTGTTCGTCCAAAAGAGGGTGACTTAATTTTCTTTCCTTTGACTGAAAAACTATTTCAGGTTATGTTTGTCGAACACGAAACTCCTTTTTACCAGACAGGAGCTCTTCCTACATTTGACTTAACTTGTGAACTCTTTACTTACTCTGATGAAAAGTTGGATACTGGTGTTGAGGAAGTTGATGTTATTGAACAAAAACAATCACTTGTTCGTACATTTGAGTTATCTTCTATCTCTGGTACATTTACAGAGGGTGAAACTGTCACAGGCGGAACATCATCTAAGACAGCAGAAGTTGCGAGATGGGACTCGTCTACAAGTTATCTTTACCTTATCAACCTTACTGGTAATTTTTCAGTAGGTGAGATAATTACTGGTGCAGATAGTTTAGCAACTGGTACTTTTGCGGCCACACAATCAACTGCTGAAACAGCAGAAACATTACAGACGATTGATAATTCAACATCTGATCAAGTTTCAGCAAATAAACAGTTTGAAATTGATGCAGATTCAGTATTTGACTTTACTGAAGGTAATCCATTTGGAGAGAATCCGTAATGTTTGGAACATATTTTTATCATCAAATCAGCCGCAAAATGGTGGTTGCGTTTGGAACATTATTTAATAACATAGAGGTTCGTAGGACAAATTCTTCAGATGAGGTGGTCGAATCCCTAAAGATACCATTATCTTATGGACCTAAAGATAAAATGCTTGTTCGCATAAGTGGTGACCCAAATCTCAATCCAAAAGTTGCATTGACTGTTCCAAGAATGGGATTTGAGATGACTGCAATGACATATGATGGTACAAGAAAACTGAACACAATGGGCAGAAATGTCAAGACAGGAACGACAGGTCTAAAAAAACAATTCAATCCTGTCCCTTACAATTATGACTTTTCTCTTTATTGTTTTGTGAAGAACGCAGAGGATGGAACACAGATATTGGAGCAAATTCTTCCGTTTTTTACACCAGAGTTTACCTTCAGTATGACACTTGTATCTTCAATGGGAATTAAGATGGACATACCATTGGTTCTCAATTCTGTTACAAGTGAAGACACTTATGAGGGTGATTTTGCTACAAGACGTTCAATAATTTGGACTCTCAGTTTTGTGATGAAGAGTTATTTGTTTCCAGATGTTACAGACAATGCAAAGGTCATTACAGATGTTACAGTTGATACTCATCTGATGACAGAAGATGTGCCTGCAGAACCAGTATTCATTATTACAGAGGATAGCACACCATTTACAGTTAATAACATAGTTCTTGATGGACATGAGTTTGATGACTCTACTCGTATGAGAGTGCTATCAGAGGAATCGAGTGAAGCTGCAACAGCGGGTAAGACAATAAGTAGAACAAATGTAGTTTCAAAAACATCAGACATCACAGATGAAGATTTTGGATTCAGTGAAACATTTTCGTTCTTTCCTGCCGGAAAAACTCATGACCCTGTGAGTGGGACTGATTCCTAAATAAGTTACTATGAAAGAAGTGAAAAAAATTGTTGAACAGAGAATTGAAAAACATCTTGATTTAGTCGATGAAACGACTGATGTAATAAATACAATTGGTACTGTTACTTCTCCAGCAGTTATTGAAAGTCAAACTGAAGATGAAAAAGCAGACAATGATTTTCAGTATGCTCGTGAGAATATGTATGATGTTATTGAAAGAGGTAGGGATGCAATGGAGGAACTTCTCGACATAGCAAAGTCAGAAGAATCTCCAAGAGCCTTTGAAGTATTCGGTCAACTTCTCAAAAACATGACTGATGCTCAAGAAAAACTCATGGATCTGCATCAAAAGAAAAATCGGTTAAAATCTGAGAGTGAGCGTCAAGAAGTAACGAAAGCTCAGAACGTTACTAACGCATTATTTGTGGGTAGTACGGCTGACTTATTGAAACTAGTTAAGAAAGAGGCGAATAATGATTGATATATTTTCAATGTCTGAACTGACAATGATCGGTTTAGTCCTGTTTTCTTCTTTTTGGATTTTCTTATTTAATTATAGGACTGATCATAAAGAAAAATATGCAGATAATAAACTCATGATTGTATTTGATTTGTTTATTAACATGGGAATGTCGGTGACAGGGTACATTCTTATTTCTATTGTTTTTACGAATGTTCCACAGTTAGCACCTTATGAGAGTTATAGATATCCGATTGGATTTCTATTCGGTTTAACATCAAACGTGAGTATCCCGATTGTATTAAAGTGGTTCTCACAACAAGTAAGTAAAAAACTTATACAAGTTGGTAGAGGTAAAAACTAATTTTTTGTGAGGAATTGAAATGGCCGAACAACGAGGCAAAAGAAAAAATTCAAATTCAACTGGTAGTGTCCAAGCTACAGTTGAAACAAACGGCGAAGAAGAAGTGAAATTTGAACCGATAAAACAAATAGAGACAGATACTTTCAATACAATCAAGAGTGTTAAGACATTTTCATTTGTTGTTATTGGATTACTCGCATATTTAATTTTCATGATTTTACCAGGCATGGAAGACAAGATTAATTACATTGAGAAGGATTTGTCTGCTATTCTAACACAAAGTGACAGGTACAAACAAGCGACTAGAGTGTTTGCAAAAGACAATGTTTGTGCTCAATGTCATCTTGAACCAGATTATCTTCTTCACAATTTACAAGCAAAATATCCTAGTTTTGCAGACCTAAAAGCATATATGGAAATCGGTCATCAAAGAGTTTATACAATGACAACTCCTTTGCCAGATGATCAACTTATGGAAGTATATCGAACACTGAAATGATACATAAAATTTTATTTTCACTTTTTGTCTCTTTTTGGATTCTTGGAATAGGACAAGGATATGTCCTTCAAGGTCAAGAAACGACAATGGTTGAAATAAAGGCTGAATTTACGATACGAAATCGTCTTGACATTCCTGCAATGATGGAAAAAGCGGGATACAAAGACAGAGGTGAATTCTTATCTGTTCTTGAAAAAATCACGGGTAATTACAATTGGGATAGAGATGTAAAAAAAGGTGATACTTTTGTTATTCCTTCAAAATTAGCTCCAATCAAAATCATCGAACAAGAAAAAAAAGTTGAAAAAATACCATCGGGTGTAGTAAGGAATGCAAATGAGATACCGATTTTTGGACCAGCACAGACAACTATTATACGTTCTGAGGAACTATCTGAACTTAGAGCTGAACTTGAGAGGTTGCGAAAAGTAGAAGAAATACACAAAGAAAAACATATAATGGGGATGGGTTATAGAGTTGGCGATGAATATAATCCATACTTTGGTTCAACTGTTGAAAGAATTTTAGACAGAGGTAAAGTCATTTGTGGAACTTACAATGATGTCTATGGTTTTAGTATTAAGAGAGATGAAGTTTGGAAAGGATTTGACGTAGATATATGTCGTGCTTTTGCAGTCGCAATGTTTGGAGATAAAGATAAAATAGATTTTGTAGAAGTAGATGGTAGAACAAGATTTGAAATGTTATTTGATGGAACTATTGATATTCTTTCTGCAACAACTACATGGACCTATTCAAGAAACGTCAAATGGAAAATAGAGTTTTTGCCAACAACTTTTTATGATGGACAAGGATTTATAGTAAGAAAAAATCTTGGAGTGATAAGTGCAAAACAATTAGTAGGTGCAAGAGTATGCGTTCAAGAAGAGTCAACTGCATCTCAAAACGTCCAAGATTTCTTTGAGTTGTGGAACATAAAATACATTCCTATAAATCTTTATCCAGATGAGTCACCAGAAGATTTTTACATAGATGGTGATTGTGATATGTATGGAACAGACAGGTCAGCTCTTGCATCAAAAAAAGCAACCTTTATGTATCCAGAAGAACACATTATTCTTCCAGAAATCATATCTAAAGAACCTCTTGGTCCAGCAGTTAAATATGGTGATCAGAAATGGAGTGACATTGCAAGATGGGTTGTGTATGTCTTGTTCATTGCTGAAGAATGGGAGATCAATTCACAAAACATAGATTCTTTCAAAGAAAACAAAGATCCAAAAATTCAAAGATTCATGGGTGAAAGAGATGGTGAAGATTTTCCACACCTTGGAGCTAAACTTGATTTAAGTAGTGATTGGGCATACCAAGTGATCAGACAAATAGGAAATTACAGAGAAATCTACGAAAAGAACGTTGGACCAAAAACTGACTTGGGTTTAAAAAGGGGGATGAATAAACTTTATACAAAGGGTGGATTACTTTACGCTCCCCCTTTGAGGTAAATAATGTCATTCAAACCTTGGGACGAAAGAAATTTTGAGTCGTCCGAAAATATCTTTGGGGATGCTCCTTCCTCAACAGCAATTGACAACATATTAAGATTGAATTTATCTAATATTGTGAGCCTTACTCTTATGGCAGATACTAAGGCAAATATTATGATTACTGTTTCTTCAATTGTATTTTCAATAACTCTTGCAAATATGGATAATTATGCGTTAAGAGTTCCACTTGTTATTCTGGGTATGTTTTCAGTGGCCGCATTGATTATGGCAATTATTGTCATTCTACCCAAAACAGGATATCCAAAAACAAAATCTGGTGACATTGATAGAGAATCACCATTTTTCAATCCTCTTTTTTTCGGTCATTTCGCTTATCTTGGTTTAGAGGAATTTAAGAAGGAGTATTCAAAAAGATTACTTCAAGATTCCAGAACTTATGATGCGATTGTTGGAGACATCTATGGTATGGGAAGAGTCCTTGCAACAAACAAGTTCAAATGGTTAAAAAGAAGTTACCAGACGTTTTTGATTGGACTCATAAGTGCTATATCTGTTTTTTCTTTTATGGAGTTTGTCCCATATATTATGTCACTAATAGATTTTGAGGTGATTGCAGAGAAATGTCGTAATTCAATAGAATAAATATTAATAATGTACTTTTTCCATTTTTTGGAGATTTATGCCTGATTCTGATCAAATATTAGACAAATACGCACAACTTAAACTTGACCTCAAACTACAAGAGGAAGAGAAACAACGTAAA